TTGTTCCTCTTACATCATGCTCATGATATCCAGAACATCCTATTTCTTCTGCTCTTCTTTCAGCAGCTTCAACTGTGTCATACATAAACATATTGCTAGAAGTATTTCTATCTGGGTTTGCAGATTTTATTAACTTATCGTAGTCTTCATCATTTTTGCAAGGCATATAAAACTTACCTGCTGGTCCTCTGTCAACAACATGATAGCCATCACAACCTAATTCTTTTGCTCTTGCTGTAGCTTCTTCAGGAGTAGTATAAGTATCAGCCATTACTGGTGCTGCAGCTTTTTTAGGTTTCTTTTTTAAATAAGATTGTGCTTCTTTTTCTGTGTCAAAACATTTAATAACTTTTCCATCATCATGACTAATAACACACCAAGCACCATTAGGCATTTCAGCTATATACTTACCTTCATTACGAGGTTCTTCATTCTGTTGTACTCTTTGGTCTCTTAAATTAACTTGTGGATATTCTTCCAATGTAAGTAAATCTTTTTGTTCGGTTTCAACATTAGTATCAGCTGCTTGTAATTGTTCAGTCCTCGCTTGTCTTCTATTGGCTTCAGGTACATCATTTAATATTGCATTACCATCGCTATCAACTTGAATCATATTTAAAGGTCTTAAATATACATCATGCTTTTCATCAACATTTAATCCTACAACTTTTCTAGCTTCACCAATTGTTATCCAACCACCAGATACACCCATGTTTACTCTTTTGTAAAGATTATCTACATCTGTTTGTAAAGCTCTTACTGACTGTATGTCATAGTCACACATTAAATTTTTATCTTTAAAATCTGGTATTAATAATTGATGAGTAAGCTCATTAGCAACTGTTCTCCACATTGGAACAAGTTTTTGTTCTGTAAAAAATTCTCTAAGTTCTTTTGTATTATTAAAAGTTGCCGCGTCTAGTCCAGCTCCGAGTCCAGCGAGAATTGCTGGGACACCTAAAACAGCAGATACTCTTTCTTCTGGTATTCTTCTAAGCTCTGCTAATTTCATTTGGTCAGGCGTAAAAGAAACTACTTCAACATTCATTGCACCAGATAAAACCATAGGAGCGCCTCTATTTGCACCACCAAATTTTTCTTTATACATTGCAGATATTGATTCTGCTTCTTCTTTTGTTGGGCCCCCATACCCATCAGTCCTTGGTGTTAATACAACACCTGGAACAGCCATGTTATTCAATAGAGCAGTTGTGAATTGTCCAGCTGATTCGTCACCTAAGATTTCTCTTAGAACTGACTTAAGAGGAGCATGTCCTCTCCTGTGGTCATTAGGGTCAATTCCTTGTCGGATATGTACCATGTCTTCGGCATCTATTTTTATAAACTCACCTTTTCCATGTGTATAGTATTCATAATGTGTAATAAGTTTTTGTTCGTTACCTCTTACTTCAACTAAGTGAGGCATTAAAGGTACAAGTTCTACAACTTGACCTCTTGCGTTTTTATTTTTAAATAAGAAAGCATCACCATTAGTATTCAAAGCTAAAACTATATAGTGAGACATTAAGTTATGTGACATAAATGGGTTAGGTCTTCTAAGTAATTCAGCTAAAGGGTGGTTGTAGTTTACTTCTCTGTCACCAAATACTTGGTCTCTTTTAACAACTTGTAACATTGGTTCAGCAAATGAAGTTGCAAGAACATTTAAGCAAGCTGTAACAGCAGAGTTACCAGAACCGTCTCCTATTTCTTTAAGTTTGTCTGATTCCCAAAAACCTGATGATGTATTGTATCCATATATGGATGCGTCGTTTCCAAATAACTGATTGTAATTTGATTGTGCTTTAACTTCTCTACGCCTTGAAGGCACTATAGAGTCTAAAGCCTTTTGTAATCTGCTTTTTTCTTCCAATGTTTATCCCAGTACTAAAAAGCTTCCCAACTTCTTCTAGTTTGAAGAGTTGAGGCAGCCATACCCAGTGCGTCTACCATGTCGTCATTTTTTCCAACAGGAAAAGTTAGCAGTTCTCTTTCCAAATCTGCTAACCAAGGTGCATCTTTCCTAAACAAGATGTCACCTGACTCCATCCTAGCCGATAGGGGTAAACTTTTGGTTATTTTATCCTTTTCTGCTCTCATTTCTCTAACTCTTAAACCAGACCTTCCTGCTTCTTGAATAAAGGGTTTTGATAAACCTTGGTTCTCAATACAGATATGAGACCAATTGTTTTGACTTGCTAAACGTTTTGCTTCGGGAATAATATCTGGAGATTCAATTTTTCTTCTAAATACATCTTCAACGTATATTTTTCCGTTAGCTTCAGCACAACTAATTATTACTGTATAGTCACTTCTATCTTCAGTAGTAACTGCAACATCTAATGAACCAAAATGTTTCATATCTCTAGGGTTTAAGTTTGCACCTCCACCTACATAATTACCATCAGGCATTTCATCATAATAACTAAACCACTCTTGTTTAAATAAACCTTGACCTGCTTCAATAAATTCTGCCATATATTCTTGAGCAAAAACTATTGAACCTACTTCACCTTTTGCTGATTCAACTTCTTCAGGGTCAATAGATGGATTGTCAAGTGTTGAAAAATGAAACCTATCCCAATCATCTCTGTCTTCTGCTTGTTGCCATAAATCGTAGAACCAATTACCAATACCAAGAGGAGTGCTAATAAATAAAGCTCCACCTTTTCTTTCAGTTAATGTAGGTCTTAATACTTCTTGCCAAACTTCTGGTTTAACGAAAGCTGCCTCATCAATAACGATGAAGTCTAGACCCTCACCCCTTAGTCTTTGCGGATTATCAGCAGACTTACAAGCAATAAAGCCACCATTAGGAAACTGTACTTCCATATTGGCAATTGAAATTTTTGGTTCAATTTCTTTAGGAAAAGAAAGGGCTGCACTCTCTAGTGCTCTCCAGCCAACACGAGCAATAGCAAAAGTAGGAGCAACCCACCAAGCTCTACCACCGGCCAAGGCAGTTTCGATGCATAGTTGTACACCCAACCTAGTCTTACCAAAACGACGCCCAGCGCAAAGTATCTTCCACCTTGCTTCACTATCTGCAACATTTTGTTGCGCAATATGTAATCCTGGAAGCTTGGGTGCATATTTAGCCATTTTCAAGTTTGGATTGATGTTTAAGCATTCTTTCTAATGCTTTTTCAATAGTTGTAATTTGTTGTTTCCATGCTAAATGTTCATCTGGTGATTGTAATTGAGAAGGTTCTACTAAAACTAAACTGTAATGATTAGCTTCTAGTTGTTTTACTTGACCTTCGATAATTTGTTTTTTGTCATCTTCAGAAATATATTTGTATTTCATATTCTCCTACCATCTATACTTTTGCTTACTTGCTTTTTGTCTTTGTGCTAATGACTTAGGACTTAATGTTGAAGGGTCATCTATAAAATCTGCATCCATAGGTGTCTCAAACATTACATTTGATGATACTTGTCTTTTTGTTGGGCTAGCACATTTAGGACAATTAATACTAGGCTCTTCAGTTATTCTATAAGTAACTTCAAATAAGAATTCACATGTATCTTTTATACACTTATGTTCATATCTTGGCATTACACAAATCTCCTCAAGTAAGCTCTTACAAATTTAGTGTACTCTCTTTTTGCTCCAGTAATAGTTTTACCATCAAAAATATCATGATGAAACTTACAAAAGATAGCAACGTTACCTTCATTGTTAGAAATGTCTTTATTCATTCCTCCCATACCTATTCCAGTAATGTGTGCCATCTCTAGCCACTGTGTAGTATCGCATTCAGGCCATTCACACTTATAGTTTGCACGTTTCAGAGCTTTTTCACGTAAAGCTGATTTATTTATTTTACCTGTACCTTCACGTTTTTTTTGACCCATACCAGATACACCATGAGATTTACTTCGTCTTTGTTTAAATTCTTTGTATGTTTCGTTTTCGGGTTCCCACTCTACTCTAGCCATTTTTAACTTTCGTTGGATTATACATAGTGTACTTAACTGTTATTTCTTCTCCAGACTCAATGTCCCTTAAAAAATATAAATATCTAAATCTTTGAACTTCTACAATCTTTGCATTAGGTTCTTCACTATGATTGATAAAACCACCTAAAGGCGTTCTGTATAATTTTGTAGTTATAGAGTCTTCTATATGAGTGATACCACCGTTTACACCTTTTTCTATATCACCTACTGCAAATAGTCCTAAGCCATCAATGTTAGATTCATCTATTGTAAGAAATTCAGGTAAAGGTCTGTATGTCATAAATATATTTTAACAGATATTTGTTTTAGATACAGCTCTCCGAAGAGAGCCGATGATGGGAGGAGGTCGGTGTGGATGCCGACTTAATTTAACTTTAGCTCTTGTTCTTAAAGATAGTGGTATTTGGTCTTAGACTAGGCATTACATAATTTTCTGCAAACCATTTTGCAATATTTTCAAATACAACATCTGAATCATCATTGTAAGATATTGTAAACTCGTCAACTAATTGACCATACTTCCACATTTTTGTTTTAACTCTTCCCTCTTGGATTTCGCCTACTAACTTAAATCTGAATTTTCCTACGATGTAATCTCTAATCATGGTTCTATAACTATATCATAGAGGTATGGTATTTAAAAAAGAGAGTCCGCCTCACAGGACGGACTTATCTCTTCTACATACAGTACATAACCAACAAAGGAGGTAGCTTATGTAATTTAATTATCTCAGAAACTTGTTATTATACAAAAATCCAATCGTGTTTTTTTTCTTCAGGTCTATCTCTGTAAAGTACTTGAAATATATTAGCTACCGCCATAGTATCTGCAATAGCATCATGTTCTTTATAGTCACCAAAACCAAATTCGTGGTGTATGTGAGATAAGGTAAAACCAGAACATCTTGATGTACAACTATCAAAACATTTAGTTCCTTTGGGAAAATACTGTTTAGCTAATTCTTTAGTGCATAACCACTCATTAGTAAACATAGGGTGGTTATATAAATCTAGAGTATCTTGCATAACTTTTTTATCAAATGATGCATTATGTGCAACTATAGTCTTTTTTCCTATTAGTCCTACTAGTATTGGAAATAACTTGGTAAATTTTGGTGCATTTATACAAAATTCTTGTTTAGGAGAAGCAAATGACCATTTTTCGTTGAAGTACGCTTCTGGTGGTTTGATATAACTATGAGCATTTTTGTACTCTCCGTCCTCAAACCATACTAAAGCTATCTGTACTGCGTCTTGTTTTGATACATTTGAGTCGAAATAGTATCTACCAAGTAAGTCTTTACCGGTTGTTTCGAAATCTAGGAATATAAAATCATTTAGATTCTTTTTCATTGTTACGCCTTTCTCTTCGAATAGCTCTTCGTTCTCGCTCTGATTTACCTCCCCAGATACCAAAACGTTCTTTTCTGTCAACTGCGTACTCTAAACATTGCACCTTAACCTTACATTTACCACAAATCTTCTTAGCAATAATTGTAGAACTTCCTCGCTCCGGGAAAAAGTCATCTTGATTAGTGCCTTTACAATTAGCGTCCTTATAAAAGCTAGGTACTGCTAATAAATCTTCTAGCTCAGTATGTAAATCCATATAAGCATAGAGTACTAGAACATCTGTTCGAAAAAAGGATTACAAAAGGGCTTACTAACATCATGGCGGAAACAAAAA